GCATGATATTGTGCCTGTAAAAATTATTCCTACAGTAAAAGGATTTAGTACAACAAGTATTATAGAGAAGAGCAAATGAGAATATTAGTTACAGGATATAAAGGATTTATAGGTGCAAATGTTGCACAATATTTGCAATCACAAGGACATGAAGTAGAAGGATGGGATTACATGCCTAATGCTATACCCGATCCTGACGGGTATGATTGGGTAATACATTTAGGTGCAATAACCTCCACTACAGAAACAGATGTTGAAAAAGTATTAGAACAAAACTTTGAATTTAGTCTTAGACTTGTACAAGCATGTGCGCATTTTGGTGTAAATTTTCAATATGCATCTAGTGCAAGTGTATATGGTCCTACAACACATTTTACAGAAAGTGGCCCACTATTGCCTAAATCTCCGTATGCTTGGAGCAAATATTTGTTTGATAGATTTGTTAACCAAACTAAAGATGAATTTAATATTTTGATACAAGGATTTAGATATTTTAATGTTTACGGACAAGGCGAAGAACACAAAGGTGATCAAGCATCTCCAGTAACTAAGTTTACAAAACAAGCGCAAAAACAAGGCGTTATTGAACTATTTAGAGATAGCGATAGATATTTGAGAGATTTTGTTTGTGTAGATGATGTAGCTAAAGTACATGAAAAAATGTTAGGCATTGATGAATCAGGTATTTGGAATGTAGGTACAGGTAGAGCAGTAAGTTTTGATACTGTTGCTAATTCTATTAGTAAAAAATACGGCGCAGCAATAAACATTATTGAAATTCCTGAAAATTTAAAAGGACAATATCAAGAATACACATGTGCTAATCTTGAAAAACTAAATTCTACTATAGATATGGATTGGATTAAAATAGAGGATTATATAGATGGAGCCAACTAGGTTACAAGGTTTAGTTAAAAAAGGCTGGGGATACGAAATTATCTGGGCTACTACTGAAAAGTATTGTGGTAAACTTTTAGTCTTCGAAAAGGCAGGCGCTAAGTTTAGTATGCACTTTCACAGAGAAAAAGACGAAACATGGTTTGTAAACACCGGACGTTTTCTTGTTAGATGGATTGATACAGAAACTGCAAAATTTAATGAGAGAGAATTAAAAGAAGGAGACACTTGGCATAATCCTCCATTACAACCTCATCAACTAATTGCAATTGTAGGTAATTCTAGTATTACTGAAGTAAGTACACCAGACAGTGTAGAAGATAATTATCGAATTGCTCCTGGTGATAGTCAAAAGGAAGATAATGGGCAGATTCAAGGCACAGTCTCTCAATCAAACGTATAATAAATGTGTGGTTGGATTAGACAGAGATGGTGTACTTAATCAAGATTTAGGTACATATGTTACTGATCCTAAAGACTTATTACCAATTGAAAAAAGTTTAGAAGCAGTTGCACTCATACGATCTAAAGGACATAAGATTGTAATTATTACCAATCAAGGCGGTATACAAAAAGGTGTTCTTACAGAACAACAAGTAAATTCTGTAAATCAACGTTTAATGGAATTACTAGGACAAGCAGGATGTCCTAGTATAGAAGGATTATATTATAGTTCATCGAGCTTGCGGCACGATTTATATGCAAAACCTAATACAGGAATGTTTGAACGTGCAGAAAACGAAATACCCGGTATTAAATTTTCATCTGGATTTTATGTAGGTGACAAACTATCAGATTTGAAAGCTGCTTACAAAATAGGTGCAAAGCCTATTTTAGTTAGAACTGGACACGGAGTTGAGACAGAGCAACTTTTAAAAAAGTTTACTAATCAAAAGATTGCTAAACGTACAAAGATATATGACAATCTTTGGCAGTTTGCACAAGCCCTTTAGGCTTGTGCTTCACCCCATTTAAGAACTAAGTTACCAGTAGTTGATGAACCTGTTGGTTTGTATATGTTAATTGCAAGAACATCAGGACCATTTGGGAATGTACCTCTACCACCTAATGGCGTATTAGTTAACTCTTTCAATTCTGAGAAGTCAATTTGAGAACGCTCTCCAGGAACAGCAACGAATGAGAAAATAGTTTCTCCAGGCTGTGCATACGGAGGTTGTACAAATTCAAATCCTACTGTGCCTGAGCCTTGTGTAAGTGTTCCACTATAGGTGTTGTTAAATGTAATTCTATAATAACTTAAACTACCGTGTGTGTATGTTGCAAGATTTGAAACAAGTGTACCAGCTGGGAATGAAACAGAACCTCCGCTTGTTACTGAAGTACCATTAGTAACTCCTGCTGCATCTACACTAGTAGCAGTAAATTCACCATAGTTTCTGTTTGTTAATGTTTCGCCTACAGTAAATCTAACAGTGCCGCCTTCTCGAATATATCCGCTGTACGTAGTACTTGTTCTAATTCTATAGTAATCTTTTCGTTCTTCAACGCTTATTACTGTGGCATATATAGAATTAGTTGTGCCAAAGCCTCCGGCGGTATTAGTAACTGAAACATGAGAACCTATAGCTACTGGACCAGTAGATGCATACTGACTTTTTGATATTCTAATTTCATTGCCGTAGTAAACATATCTATCATACACTGTTAAATCTACATTTGTAGTTGGAATTGCAGTAGCAGTTGCAGTTACAGCAGCTTGCCCTGTACTCCATACAACAGAACCACCTGCGGCAACTTGAGCAAAGCTAGGCTGTCCACCTTGTGCTAGTGAACTAAGTCCCGACCAACCAACGTCACTTGGATTGAGAGGATAGTTTTGCGGGTTAAGAATACCTTCAACAACAATACCACCATTAATTGGATTATTTGAACCATCGTAACCATCTGATGTAACTTCAAGTCCTTGTAGTAGCAACTGCGCACGATTTAGTAGTTCACGTTCGCCTAAGTCTCCAATAACAGCATTTGAAACACTAGGTGCTAGTCGTATCATGAATGCTGTTTGTCTTGTTTGTGTAATTTCAATGTTTGGTTCGTTGTATGAGAAAATATAACCGCGGTCTTCATCAAATCCACCATCTGTTAGGAACGCACTACCCCAGTGACTAATTAGCGGAGTAATTGTACTACTAATTAAAATAACACCTGTTTTTGCAGTGTGTGGACTTGCTGCTCCTGCAAAATAAGTACGTTCAGCACCAGCTTGGAAGTTTGTCAAACTGCTTCCTCTACTTAAACCAGTAAGTGTATTTCCTGAACGTCCAGTAAATCTCATAATTTCGTTGTCAACATATATTGTACCATATGTTGGGAAGAAACTTCCGTCAACAAGTTCTAGTGTTGTTTGCGAGTTATCAATACCTACTGCAAGTTTGCCTGGAGGTCCTTCGTTTGTTACTTCATAACGCACAGGCAAGTTACCTGAACGCATAAACGCTTCTGTGTTAATGTTTGAGTTACGCATTCTATGACAGAATACGAAGTTACCATCACTACCACGTAGCATATAATCAATAAAGCCAGCACCATACCAACTAAATTGAATACCGATCATTTGCATTTTAGCAATGTCAATGTCGTATCCGCTTGGACCGTTACCGTCTAGTGTATCTAAATTAAAATCTTCTTGTTTAACTTTTTTATCTACAACTAAGTTTATTTTAGCACCAGAAATGTTGTTAACTCCTCTAAAGTCAGGAGCAACAGTCATTGTAGATTGACTATCAACGTGTGTTACAACATGTGTCATACCTCTAATAATAATTCTATCGCCTGCTGTTAATTGATCTCTAAATCGTGTATTTGTCCCTGTTACTAGGTTACTATCACTATCGATTGCAATTGTTCCGGCTATTTGCTGTGTACCTGTACGCTGTACAACACTTATGTTTGTACCATCAAACTCCCAAAAAATACCGTTTTGGTCATCAAAAATGCCTGATCGAACAGTAGCACCGTGCCAGTTAACAACACTCATTTGAGAACCAAAGCCAATATCTGCTTCTTGAATATATGCTCCAACGATGTCTTCAATTGCTCCGGTATTTCTTCTAGATTTTGCTTCAGCAAACATTAATGCTATACGATCTGTAATTGCTTGTGAAGAACCATTACCGCTGTTTAGATAATTTTGTACTTCGGTTATATCATCAATTGTAAAAGAACCACTTTGATTTACATCTCCCCAAACATATCCGTCTTGCGCAGTTTCTTGGAAGAAAGCATGAAAATCATTTGTATTATCGCCTGCTTGTGCTTCTTGCATTGCAACAATAAACGGACAAGTTGACGGAGTAGGTGTAAGAACAAGTTCTGTTGTATCTCCTAAGCGCCTTTGAGCCTGTATTCTAAATGTTCTTTCATCGATAACTTCTGATACAGCGTAATCAAACCACGGTGGAGTGCTATTACCTTTGCCGCTATTATAACCTGGAGTTTCAATACCTAATAAACGGATGATTCCGCCTGCTTGTACACCGTGATCGTTATCATCCGTAGTAACTGTAATTACACTGCCAACTTCAGTACCATCTGCTGTTACACTACGCAAATCATAACTTGGTGCAAATAGGGCACCAGTTGTATACATAATACCTTTACCTGATTGGTAACGAATATACTTTTTACTTTGACGTATTGCTTGCGCACCATGTTGTGGACCGCCTGTACCTAGTTGCACACCTCCATCAAATGGTCTGTGAACAAAGAAGCTGTCAGGTCTTGCATAAATTGTTCCTGAAATATCTTCAGTAGCTGTACTAATTGTTCCAGCAGCTCTTGCGTTATAGCGTAAACTTGATGTTGTTGGTACACTTAATGCCAAGAAAGCACCATCAGCTAAATTGTGATTATTTGTCCCTGTATCTGATCTTGTTGCAACAATAAATGTGTCTCCTGGAACAAGTCCGTGTGCATTTGGAAATACAGCTTCTAAAGTTGCTAACGCACTAAATGTAATAGTGTCGTTGACAGGAATAATAGCTGTTGTATTTTCTGTCATTGTAAATGTTGAATACAATGGTATTTGTGTTCCTGGTTCTGCACCATCAAACGAAGTTGTAAATGTTGTCAATGCATTGCTGTTTGAAGGATCTACTCCTGTAACTTCGATAATAATATCATGTTCAGGTGTAGCACCGTCTAAGTCACTACCTAGTATTTTTAGTTTATCGCCAATTTCGTAATTTGAGCCTGTATCAATATCTCCAATGTCGGTATAGGTGCCGCCGGTTCTAGAAATATCAAATGTTGCTCCAGAGCCGTCTTTGTTGACATTAATAGGTTCTACATCAACATAAGATTCAGTACCATTACTTGCAGTACCAGTTGCTGTAAATGTTTGTATTGTGCCAGTAGCGTTAATTGAATTAATTGTTATTGTTATATCATTAGTTGGTGTAGTACCTTGTAATATATTACCTCTTATTTTTAATTCTTGATCTGGGTAATAATTAAGTCCACCAGCGTTTAGTGTTACAGTGTATACACCGCCTGCCATTGCTACATCAAATAATGCACCTGACCCTACAACAACATTACCATCAGCAGCATCATATGAACCTGAATTCACTGCGATACCAGTAACACTTGTTGCTGTAATTTCGCCACTTGCGCCGATATTATCAACGTTAATATCTAAGTCGTTAGTAGGACTTGCACCACCTAGGTCTGTACCTAATACTGTAATAGTATCATTAATAGCAAAGTTTGTGCCACCGTTTGTTACAATTACACTATAAACAGTTCCAACTCTTCTAACATCAATAACTGCGCCGCCGCCGCTGACACTGTTTGTAGTATATGGAACTAGCGGATATATTTCATCAACGTCTGCCGGAGTTCCGCCTTCAACTGTAACTGTAGCAATATTTCCAGGTTCAGAGTTAGGGCCCGGTTCAATTCCTGTAACTTTAACTGTTAAATCATTTGTTCCTGCTACACCGCCTAGTTGATTTCCTGGAATTATAATTCTATCATTTACAACAAACCCCTGCGAAATATCTGCTGCAGGTGGTGTTGCTGCTGTGTATGCGCCATTAGTTACTGTAACATCAAATCTAGCATCAATACCATTACCAAATTGAGGCTGTGAAACAACACCAGTATATGTTGCTGTTCCGTTAACAGCAGTTCCTGATGGTGTAATGCTAGTAACACCGCCATTAGCATTTACTCCAGATACGGTGCCAATAAAGTCATTAGTTACATCAACGCCGCCTAGATCAGAACCGTTAACTCTAATTTGATCGTTTACTTCAAATCCTAAACCTGCAAGTTGTATGGAACCAATAGTATAAGAACCCCCAGAGCGATTAATTGTTAAAATCAATCCAACACCTGATGGTTGTATTATGTTTGCAGTTACGTTTGCATATGTGCGACTGTTTGAAACAACATTTTGTTGTAATTGTCCACTTAAATTAATAGTACTACCTATAACAGTGTCGATGAATACTGCTTGTCCGTCGCCGCGATCAAGAGCAAGGTTTTCTTCTACTCCAGTTGCATCAAACAATGTAAGTGATGTATCGCCTGCTGAAGCATTTGTTCCAATATTTAGTGTTAAGTATTCGCCACCACCTGCACTATTAGAAATTACGTTAGTTACCTGAGAACCTGTAGGTATTAATGCGTTTGTTAATGGTGAGCCAATTTCTGGAGCATTACCGTCAAAAGGTACTGTGTTTGACCCTGATGGAACTTGTAATTGTGTTACCATTGTTCCTGCGGAACCATTACTTACAACAGTAAATTCTGCCCCTTCAATACCTGCACCAGTATAAAATCCGCCTTCTCTTAATTGTGTGTATCCAGCTGCTAATTCTTCTCCGCTAGTAGTTCCAACTTTTGATTTTGCATAAAACTGGAAACTTTTATTATCCGGAACATTAATAATAACAAACGATCCTTCTGCTCTAGCAGAACCTGAAACACTAGTTTCTAACGCTTTGATAGTAATTGGAGTTCCAACACTAAAACTATGTGCGCCAACAGTTGTTACTGTTATTAAACTTGCACCAACACCATTAGTTCCTGTAGAAGCATCAGTTGTAACACTAAGTACTTCTGTATCAGTACCTGGTATTTCGTAGATACTTGGATACCCACGCATCATACCAATTGCACTCCATTTAGTAGGTTGCAACCCGTATTCAAAGTCAGCGTCAAGCATACTTAAAGGTGCTGCCATTCTATGACGTTCGATAGCATCAGTACCAAAATCGTATGGTCTTACAATTACTTGACTTTTTCCGTTTTCTGTTTTTTCAACAAAAATTTGTATACTATCAGTTTCGCTATGTGAGCTTGTATCAAAAGTTAGATATATTTTAGTTGTACCGTCAGTAGTTTGAAGGTATGATACAAAATCTTCATCAGCACCGTAGTCGTGTATTTCTCCTAATCCACCTGCGTCAATGTCACTAAAGTTAAAAAGTATATCATTAGTAGTTACGTTTGTGATTAGTAATAGTTCGTTTAGATCGTACTTTCCTTGTATTTTTACATATCCTACAGTGTTTTCTTCTATAGTTCCAAATGCACTTATTCCGTTTGTAATTACAGCAATTGTTTGATTTACAAGTGTTTGCAATTTAGTTGCTGCCGCAGTTTCGGCTGTTTTTGTAGTATCAATAACTTGTGAAACTGCACCTAATGCAGAATATGCAGTATTAGTTAAAATATAATCATCTATTAATTCACCAATAAATGCATGTGTGTCAATTTCAGGTAATCTGTTACCGTCAACTTGAGCAACACCGTTATCCCAATAATATTTTACAGTGTTGTATAATTTATAATTTCCATCATAACGTAAGTCATTTAAATATGCATCAATTACATATCCAACATCTCTTTCGCATTTTGCTTGATTATAGGTATAATTTTCGTCCCATGTTACGTCATCAATTATAGAATTTTTTGCATTAACAATTGAAACTCTAGCTGCTTGAAGTTCAGAACTTGCCCAGCCAGTTGAAGGTGCAACTTTTGTAGGTAGAGCACCTGTTCCATTTTCTACAACGTCAGCCACTATATCAATTAAGTTTGCAGCAGCAGTTCCAATTGTTGCTGTTACTGTTCCACCTGTTAAATTTTGTGTTTCAGTATTACCTGAAGACGGAGTAATTGATTGTCCTCTTACAATTTCGTCTATAATATTTTGTAGTCGTCTATATGCTGCAACTGTTTGTGCTTGATGTTCGGCTGTAATTCCTGTGTTACCTTGTGCAGAATAGTAATTGAAGAATTTTGCACTATCGTAACTAGCACTATTTCCTGTGTAAATTATATCGTAAGCAGCAGCCCATAGTGCATATTTAACATCACGAGAACATTTATCAACATCATGATTATGATTTGGATAGTTGTTGTCCATCCAGGCATTTATTTCAGCTTGTAAAAATGTAATGTTATTTAAAATTCTATTCTTAGCATCTATTCTTTCTTGTGTAGCATTTGTAGGATTTGGTAAATTTAGTGGACTAGCAACATCTCTTCCATTTCTAGAAATATTTACAAGCTCAGTCCAAAAAGTTTGACTTCTAGTAGTTGCTGTTGCGTCACCTGAAACGGCAGACAGTGCGTCGATAGCAGTTTGTGTTCTTGTAAAAGTTCTAAATACAGTTTCTGACAGATCTAAACTATTAACTTCTGTAAGACCTAAAAATATTGCATTATAGTTAGTTCCTAATGCAATGTCATATGCTAGACCGTCAATTATATATCCTATATCACGTTTACATTTTACAGCATCAATTACTTCTTGTGCAATATATGCTGTTGTTTCTGATTGAATAAATTGTTTATTTTGTTCAAGTAATGAATAAGCATTAGGATAAAGATTTCCTGTTCTGCTCATTCCGGGTTTGAATACATAATTTTTTACTAGTGTCTTTGCCATTTCTTATAATCCAAATGCTATTGCCAATGCTGTTGCAGTCTTATCGACATATCTTCTATTTGTAACATCATTTTTAGTTACTGGTTTATCTATAACCGAAGCCGATGTAAAAGCTGCGGTGGACGGAGTAGTTTGACCAATTGTTGTGCTATCAATAGTGCTTGTTTCAATAGTACTGTTATTTATAGGTATCGCTAATCCAGTACTGTCAATTTGTCCTAAATAAGTTCTATTGTTTTTTATTACTATTCTATTTGCAGCATCAATTTCTAAATTAGTAGTTGACGAAAGACTGCTAATACCAACTCCGTTAACATCAATGCCGTTTGTAGCTACATAACCTTCTACAAATAAATTTTCTCCTATGCCAACGCCACCTGCAACTGTTAATGCTCCGGTAGACGGACTTGTAGATCCTGTAGTACTTGTAACATCAATCTCGCCAAACAAACCGTTTGGGTCTGTTATTAAGATTGTACCTATAATTCCGCTTGCAAAATCTCCGTAATAAAGAGTATCAGGAGCAGTAGAAGAAATTGTAATAAGTAAAGATCCTGACTGTTTTCCTTGGGCTTCGTTTTCTTCAGTAACTGTTCCGTCTGTTGCAGTGTGTGTTAAGCCATCGTTGTAAAGAGTTCCTGATAAATTGCTGTATATATTAAAGTTATACAGATCTAAATCTAAATTAAATGTGTATCTTGTGTTTCTTTTTAAATTTAATGATTCGTTTTGGGTTGTACCATTGTTAACAACATAATATCCAGTTTCGTCTGTAAAAGAATAGTCAGATGCGCCAGTTCCCCCAGTGCCGCCTCCGCCTGCACCAGATGCAATAATACTTGTTGCAACAATGTTTCCTTGACTGTCGACTTCAAATCCTGGACTTTTAAATCCGTATTGTGACTGAAAAGGTTTGTTAACTACTGGCATCAATATCTCCGCGTTTAGTATATTTATGCAAAATATTAATCCGAAAGATTTTGATAATATGTTGCGCTAAACATTGCTCTTGCACCTGCTTTAGAGGGCTGAGCCGGACTCACAAGCAGTTTGAATGTAGATAAATTAACTTCGGCTGTAACAGTTATTAAGTCATCTCCTGTGTTTGATCTAGCAAAAACAGTTATGCCTGCATCATTTGGAGATGCAACTACTATTGCTTTTACAACTTCTTTGTCGGCTCTATTATGATCAACAACAATGGTATACTCAGCACTAGCAAAATCGCCAACATGCCACTCATCTAAAACAGTATTGCTATAAACTTGTTTCCAGTTATTTTTATATGAAAACTGAGTGTTGTTAGTTAGTCTTAGTGTTCCGTGAAATCCTTTAGTAAAGAAATTTTTAAAGTCCATTGAATTTTCCTACAGTCATTTATATAATTATTTATCGTAAAAATTTATAAGTAAATGCATACGGAGATCTGAATGTTTTTTAAAAAACCAATAAAATTAACAGCATACACACATGATTTAAGTGTTTATAACAACTGTCAGTTAAACTATGGAGACAAATTACCTAAGCCTTCTTTTTTAAAAAATATGCAAACTGCTATTAAAACATGGAATGAAAGAATTGGCCTTTTTGATAAGGTAGGTACAGTAGCAGTATGTCCAGGCGTAAGAGAATTTCTTTCAAAGCCAATACATCTTAACATGTGGGCAGAAGTTGATATTAGAATTAATCCCGACGGATCTTGGAGTAGTACATGTCAATCTAGACCAGAACTAGGAACTGAAATTTCTCAACACCACGAAGATCAATGGAGGGGGATGTATCCCGGAAAGCGCATAGCTTTAAAATTGTCAAATCCTTGGAAGTTGGTATCAACGGATGACATTTATTATGTGTTTACTGAATCTCATTATAGTACAAGCTATTTTAGAGAAAAGGGTATCTGGATATCTCCCGGTGTTACTAGTTTTAAGTGGCAACATGCTACTAACATACATTTAAATTGTCCTGTTAAAGACGAACCATATGTTATAACATTAAAACACGGTATGCCTCTTGTATCATTATTTCCTTTGACGGAAAGAAATGTAGATTTAAAATGTAAAAAAGTAGATTATAATACATGGGGCGAAATAGGAGAACATTTTCCTAGAGTACCAGTCGGAAAATATTTTAAACAGGCCGGATATAAAAAATGAAGACAGTTTATTGGGCACCGTGGGACTTCAAAGACATGTACACTGAAATGTTTTTAGCATACAGTGATCCTGTAAATGTTTTTCATGACCTAAGTAAAAAAATTAACAAAGAAAATAAAATGGATAATTTTTTAAACTGTCCGGCTTTTGTAAACGTGTCTAAAAATACATTTATGTTTACTAGTCCTACTAATGTTGATTTAACATTTTTAGATGATCGTATTAGGAATAATATGTCTGAACATATTCCTTTTAACCAAAAAACATTTATATATAAATCTCCTTCGTTATTAAATGCACGAACAGTTAGACTAGCAGCAAACTGGATATTTTTTAGTGAAGATGATTTGTTTATTGAGTCTATGCACCCTTACATGCATGAAACTTCTGTAACTAACTATGGATTTTATGTTCCAGGATCATTTAATATTAGTAAATGGTTTAGGCCGCTTGAATATGCGTTTCAAATGAAAGAAGGATGTAACGAATTTAAAGTTTCACAAGGCGACCCTTTATTATACGTTAAATTTAATACAGATGAAAAAATTGAACTAAAAAAGTTTAATTTATCTGATAAACTATTTGATATGTCAATGAGCTGTGTTCGATTAAAATCTTATTGGCGACAACGTCAGTTATCAAAATTATATGACATCTTTATTCAATCTAAAATGAAGAAAAATATATTAAATGAAATAAAAAATAACTTAATGTAGGTATCAAATGGCATATGAACAACTCTTTCCAACTATCATTTATAGAAATATTATTGAAGAAAATCTTCGTTTAGAATTATTAGATCTATGTAATTTTTATGTTAATCAAACAGACGAGACTCTTTTAAATATTAAAAATTTTAAAAGCACACTTCATGCAGAAACTAATTTAAAAGATGAAGTTAATTCTCATCCAACAGTTATTAAAACATTTGATATTATTAAACAATCAATAAAAGAATTATTGACTGCTAGAAGACAGCCTTATTTTGAGGAAGATTTATCTCCTTTTGGATTTTTTAGTGATATGCACAAAGGCGCATATTTGAGAAAACATGCACACAGAGATTGTATGTTTAGTGGCATAATATATTTAGAAATAGGAGATGATGTACCTCCATTAGTATTTCATGATCCAAGACCGTTTACAAATTTTGAGCCTACTAGATATCAAACTATTCCGGTTATTCCAGTTTATCCTCAGGAAGGATCAATACTTATATGGGATCACTGGTTAGAACACGAAGTTTATCAAAAAGAAAACGATAACCCAAGAAAATCGTTTACATTTAATATTTAGGAAAATTAATGGACAAAGGCTTTAAAGAAACATTATTATGGTTAGAAGTTCCAATACATATGTGGGAATTTACTTTAGAAGATAATGACGAATATAAAGTACAAGATTTACATTCTGAAGTTGAACAAATAATTAGAGATGTTGGAGACGTTAGAAAAAAAGAAACTAATGTTAAGGCCCATATGACTAGTTGGTTAATGACCGAATATAAACCATTTAAGTACATTTGTGATCACGTTGAGAAAGTTATACAAGACTGGCATCGAGAAAAAACAGACCTTGAGTTAAAAACTTTTATGACAACATGTTGGGGTGCTATCTATAAGCGAGGAGATTATAGTGAGCTTCATGCACATGTTCCTGCACTTTATAGTTGGGTTTATTACGTTAAAGCTGACGAAGAAGCAGCTTCATTAAACTTTCCTAATAAACCTGGCATACAATACAAGCCAACTCCTGGTACTGGTATAATTTTTCCTGGATGGCTTGCACACGAAGTCCCAACTCACAACAGCGATAACGAACGTATTATAGTCGTAGGTAATGTCGAAGGAACTGGTGCGGTAAGTTATCCTCAACGCACCTTTACTAATGTTACAGGTTAGTTTTTAAACGTAATTAATTTATTATACTCAGGTAGGTATAGATATTCAATTTCGCTATTAGCTAATGTTCTAATAGCATCGTCTAATGTTTCTACTAATGGTTCACCGCCTAAGTTAAAACTAGTATTAAAAATAATCGGAACACCTGTACGATCTTTAAATGTTTTAATTAAATTATAATAATTAGGATTAGATTCTTTTGTTACTGTTTGTATACGACAAGTACCATCTACGTGAATAATTGAAGGAATTTTTTCTTTAACTCCTTCTTTACAATTTACAGCATACATCATATATGGAGTGTCATCCATTCCTCGTAAATCAAACCAATCGTGTACGTCATCCTGTAAAATAGATCCTGCAAATGGTCTAAAATACTCTCTACGCTTTACTTTATTAACATGATCTTTACCGTTAGGATCAGTTGGATCATATAGTATACTTCTATTACCTAATGCTCGAGGACCTGCTTCTGAACGTCCTTGAAAACAAGCAACAATATTTTTTGAAGTGATTAAATCAATAATGTCTTCGTTTGTAGCATCTGAAACTTCTGCATTATATTTTTCTGCTGTTTTAATAATCTCTTCGTTTGAATAATCATATTCAAAACCAAGATATAATCCGTCTGTTGAATGATCAACTGTTTCGTGTTCAGATACATCTTTGTAAACTAATATAGCTGCACCAATTGCAGTTCCTGCATCATTACTAATTGGCTCAACATAAAAGTTAATTCCTTCATCTTTTAGTTGTTCTAAGTAATAATAATTTGCAACACAATTTAATCCGTAACCTCCAGAAAAGACAACATTTTTACACCCACTATCTTTAACTGCTTTTCTTATAAGATCTAATGATGCTTTTTGCGTTTGTGTTTGTAATGCATATGCTAAGTCTCTTCTATTTTCTAAATGAGTTAGATTTTCGCCTTCATTAACTACGTGATTATTAAAGTATTTGTAATCAGCATGATTTATATATGCGCCATTTGGATATGTGGGTTTTATGAAATTTCTGTTAGATAATCCAGTCATGCTATTTTTATCAAACAATGGCGGGATTTCATCATTTTCTTTACCATAAGGAAAAAGTCCCATAGTTTTTCCGGCTTCGATAAAATCAAATCCACAGAATTCAGTTACTGCTTCATATGTTTTAACTATTCCGGCATGATCGCTCAAAATACATTCAAACTGAGATTCTAATCCTTCAAAAAATTGCTCGCCGCTTTGCATTTTATGAATAGTTGGCATTGGATCTGTACATCCAACATGCTTATATAAGGTTGTAAATGCATTAGGATACTCACATTTATAAATACTTTCTGTTTCCCATCCTCTAGCTGCATGACGTTCGTTTACCGGAAACGACATGACGGAGCCTGCTCCGTCAATAACAACTGCTACAGCTTCTTCAAAACCTGATCTATAAAATGCACATGCTGCATGTAATTTATGATGAATATTTCCAAGATTTACAACTTGACTATGCTCAGTTGCTGATATTTGATTTTTATGATCAAGTAGTCCTAGTTTTAAAGCAAATGCTGTGTATATGTCTACTCCTGAAAAATCTGCTATTACTGACTTAGTATCTAATGTAGTATGTGCAATTACTAAGAAATCTATTTTATCAGTATATTCTTTAATTTTATTCATTGTAAGTAGAGGAGTACCGTCATACTTATGTCGGCTTAGCCGCTCTTCTTCGATTGCAAAAATTACTTTACCGTTTTTTAAAAGGCAGACTCCTGCATTATGACCTCTAGTTATTCCAGCAATCCAAATATCTTTTTTCATAGTTATACTTTATCCTCAATATCTTTAATAATTTTTTTAATGATATCATTTATTTCATCGTCAGTAAAATCCATACAAGTGTCATTTACTCTATTAGTTATATCGCCATCGACTCCTCGTTCACCGATTCGTATCGGAAAATATCTAATTTCAGTGTTTGGTTTTCGTAGTATTTGAAAATAATCTTTATAAGAAGTATTTTCTGCAAAAGTACTTCCTAAGATTACAGTTCCAGGTTTGTCAAAGGCTTTTGCCATATGTTGTCCAACACTATCACATCCAATAAAATAATCACACGCTTCGATAATTGCAGCCCATTGTCTTAAACTTGTTTGAACTTTAAACGTAGTATCATCTACTTCGTTATTTTCTCCCATGTAAATAACATTATATTTTTTATGCAATTCGTCAATGATTTTTTTGTATGATGAAAGAGTTAAAGATCTACTCATTACATCAATTACTTCATTGTGTTTAGGCTCAGCTGATCTGCCAAACGGTTGTATTACAATTGTTTTTTCTTTACCTTGATGTTTTTTTGCATTAACTATAGCATCAAGTGCATTAATTTCTTCTTGCTTGTTTAAAACAATTTTTATATTTTCTAAATCAGTGTGATCCTCGGACCCATTTATTAGATAATCAAATGCTTCTATTAAATGCCTTTTTTGATTATAGTAACCATGATCTCTATACGGTTCTGGAGAAATTAATTCGTTAGGTTTTATGTAATCTTCAAAAACACCTTTGTGTTCAGGAGTAAATGTTAAATCTTGTAATTCTGGAATACCTACAAAAAAATCTAAACCACTTTCGGTAAAGATGTAAAAATTAGGACCATTATTTTTATAATATTTTAAAAGTGCTGGTATAGCACAAAGTACTCTTCCGGCTCCGCCATTAATAGCAAAAACTTTTTTCATGAAAAAACCTATCTAACTAGTTCTATACATTTAGTTATGCTAAGATAGTTAGATAGGTTATAGGTTTTGGCTTATACGCCAAGTACAGATTTCATATGTGCTACCCAAGAAGCTTGATCTGCTTCGACTATTCTTAAATGTGCAATATAGTCAGCTTTTTCTTCATCTGGTAATATAACATATTCTATAGTGTGTTCCATATCAGTTCCTTCTAAGAACGTAATAGGTTCTGGAAAACGTACAATTTGTGGGTCAGGATCAGTATCACCTTCAACGCCAGCTATTAGTCTACCAGTGTCTGCTAATCTTTCTTCCCATATAGCTAAATTTTCAGCTGTTATATCAGGTACACCTAAAGGGTCTTCTCTAATTGGAATATAAGTTGGTGAAGGATACCGTTTAGCTAATACTTTTCTTTCTTCAAGTGTTAGTTCAGTTCCTTCAACAGGATCGCCTTCTAGATCAGTAGACATTGCAGCTTGTTCTTCTGCAATTCTATCTCTTTCTGCTTGTTCAGCATCGGCTATCGCTGCGTCTGCGTCTGCTCTAGCTGCACTAATTAACGGTGCAATATCATTATTATACTCATCGCTTCCAGGAACATAAATTGTATTGTTATGCCAATAATTGCCAGGTACACAATCTGGATCTGATGATTCTATCCAAACATTACCGCTACTACTAACCAATGTTGCATCTGTTTCTGTAGCAACTATTATGTCAATTCCGTAAGCGTTTTCTTCTGTTCTAAAATACATTAATAATTACTCCTTAATATACAACAACAACTGCGCCGCTGCCACCTGTTGGATACAATCTATTGCCTCCGCCACCTGCACCTGCAGCTTGTTTACTTGTTGCTCCATAGCCATATTCAAAATCTACTACATTGCCGCCGTTTCTTGCTTTAAGTGTTGATAACGGAATTACACTAGTATGCGACGGTTTTAAAGAATCGCTATCTTTAGAATACCCTAGAGTATAGTACAATGCACTGCCACCGCCATATAAGTTTTCCATTGCAGCACAAGGCCAACTACTTATGTTAGTTCCGTAAATAAAGGTGAAATGGTCTTGGCTAAATCCTATATAACAAACAATAGTAGTCGATTCACCAGTGCCTGATGATGCTGTAACTTCTGGAGCCATAATATGTACATCACTTACTCCGTTGTGTCCGTTTGAATGCGAAGCACCTGATTCTGCACCTATTCCTACTGGACAGTTTGTAACAGCAAAATCGTCATAACTTGACGGATACATTTGTCCGCCGCCGCCACCGCCAGCTGATTTAGCAAACTGTGTTACACCAGCGGCGCCGCCGCCTCCTCCGCTATTTGAACAAAGGTATACATTATTACACATTCTTTGGCAAATACAGTTTGACCACGGCATGTTGTAATAACATTGTCCGCCGAATACGTTATGATATGTAACTAGACACAAGCAAGGAAAGTTTGTTTCGCCGCCCCAGTAGAAACAACATCCACATGTTCCGCCGTTTAGTGTACTATTATTTGGTTTTAAATAACCAATAGTGCAAACACAATTATATCTTGTTCCACCAAAATTATAGTCATAACCTGAATAATATGTATTTGTACAAGTACAACCTTCAAGACCGCCGCCTGCTCCGCCGGAACCATTTGCTACTAATGATCCATCTATTGTTGCATCTTCTCTAAAGTAAGGAATGAATACGCCGTCACCGCCGTCTCTATTAATATCGCCGCCAGTTGCTGTACCGCCTGAGTTAAAATAACCGTTAATACAGTTTCTATATCCACATACAGGAAGATCAAATCCTAAACTTACCGGGTTATCGTTTGAATCATCTCTAGCTATTGCATTACCTACACAGTTCCAAGAAACTGCTGTTTCTGTTGCATTGTTTGCTGTTACTGTTGTACTTCCGATGCTAATACTACTTGCTGTTAAACCTCCGCTTGAACCAACATTAATCGTCATTGATTGCCCTGGTGCAATATCTGTAAGAGTTTTTTCTGCATAGCCGCCTCCGGCACCAGTTAAGTGTCCTACCATATTAATACAATAATCTGATCCTGGAACTGCAACGCCTGAGCAACAAGCAGTACTTTCAAAACAAAACTCTGTTGTTCTATAATTACTACCTGCGCCAATTACAAATACTTTAGCTTTACTAATTCCTGCAGGAACAGTCCAGGATGTAGTTCCTGGTGTAGTGTAAACTTCGGCACGTGCAAAACTAGCTTCTGTGCTACCGCTGCCTGAACCTGATATAAATCTTCCCATAATTAAATCCTTACGCTGTACTTGTTGTTATTCCATAAACGACTGCATTAACGTCTGTAGCACTTGATCTTACTACTACACGTTGATCGGCTCCTACAACCACTCCAGTTCTTTCAAGAACCCCTTTTGGTCCTATGCCTACATCGTATTCTATATATTCTGCTGCTGTTGGTGTATCTGCATCACTGACAGCAACTCTTATTGTAACTGTACTTCCACTTCTGTTAACAACGTTAATTGTCGTAACAGCAAAGGTACTCGATGGCGCAGTATACACAACAGTATCTATATTTGCTGCTAAATTTAATGCTCCTAATTTACCCGACATTTTACTTTTTCTCCATTATCTTGATAATAAGTAGTTTAACGCTAACGGGGTTCCAGATATTCCACCTTTGAAATTAGCCTTACTAACTATGTTTATCGTACCATCTTCTACATGACTAATACTATTTAGCGAGATAAGGATCGAACCTGCTTGAACGCTGTTAACATTTAGATTACTTCCGCCGCCACCAATTTGTGACTGTATATATGTTCTGATTGCTTTTTGTGTTGGAACAATACTATCTGAGTTTGCAGCAAATGTTCCATCTGTACTGAATTCATTAATAGCAGTGTTTGAACTACCTAGTGTAACTGTACCTAGTTGCAATTCTTGTAGACCTGCTAAGTTAAACGCATCGGCATTCAATGTTGATTTACCTGTTGCTTGTTCAACACTAAACAATTCGCCAACTCGGAAGTTACCATCTTGGTCAGTACTTGTATAGAATACTCGTCCACCGCCTGACTCACTAGTTTCTTTAGTTGCGTCTGGTTCGTATGCAGGTGTATTTGGATAGTTAGTATCACCAAAACTACCAGTACCAATATCTAAGAAATCGTGTCCTGTTAGACGTACTTGTGAATAACGAATTCTAACTTCTAGTGCATCTCCGTGTTCTGGTGCAAGAGGGATACTAACTTCTGGACTTAACTGCAATGTTGCAGTATAAGGGCCGTTGCCTAGCAATCCTGTTACGTTAACTAATTTATAGAATGTACTGTTTCCTGCAAATGTAATGTTTGCACCTTCTTGAGGAACATCTGACAAACCTTCAACGTTGACATATCTTCCGTCTTGATACATATCTGCATAACCGTCACCAGTTATTTGACATTCTGCGTTTTCCCAATCTTGTCCTCTATCTAGCCAGTTTGGCTGTGCTAGAGCTCCGTTACTTGTTCTAACAGTCCATGTACCGTCAACAGTATTACTAGGATCTGTTACAGTTAGTGTTGGAGTTGTAGTATAACCTGAACCTGGTTCAATTATACGTATTGCAGACAGTTGTCCACTTTGTGATTGTGCTCTTACAAATGCAGGAGTTGCATTTTTCTGATATTGTGCAACTGCATTTGTGCCATCACCGCCTACAACAACAAACGTTCCTTCTGCACCCGGATTTCCAAATGCAACACCTCTGTGATTGTTAGTGTATGTTAGTGTAGAGCTTGTCCATTTTAAAGCATCTTGTGTAGTAGCAGCAACTTGTCCAGTTGTATTGTCGATTGCTAAGAATGAACCTTGTCCGTATGCAATTCTACTCCAATCAGCCGATGCAGGTAATGTACTTGCATACCAAGTTACACCATCTAAACTATATGCACCAGCGTTAGTTCCTGTAGCAACAGCAATGAATCTTCCGTTACCAAATGCTATACTTGACCAGTTTGATGAAGAAGGTGTAGTTATTCCAGTAGTCCAAGAAGTTCCTGAATTTTCAGTATATGCAACATTATTTGCTCCTGCTGCTAGTGCTACAAATTTTTTCAATCCATAACCCAATGCAGTATAGCTCGAACCAATACTTGGCAAGTTAGTAACACCTGTCCAAGTTGTTCCATCTGTTGATAATGCAACGTCACCTGCTGCACTAATTGCTATAAACTCTTCATTAAATGTATCAAATGCTATATCTACCCAATCTGCTGATGCAGGTAGCGTCATTGCATTCCAGGTTGCTCCGCTATCAGCACTGTAAGCACCTGCTGTTCCTGTTGCTGTTGGAAGCGTTACGAAATAGCCTGTTCCGCCAATGTTGCCGTATTCAATGCTATCCATACTCGCTGGTGCTGCACCACCTGCATTAAATATTTGACCGCCAGGTGTCCATGTACCTCTTGCTGCTGATACTGCTGTTGCAGTACTTGTATTTGATACTGCTACCCAAACATCATCACCATATGCAACGTCTGTCCAAATATCTGTTGTATTATTTGCGCCTGTTGGGAAGCTACCTCCATTATAACTTACTGCATCAGGTGCCGAAACTGTTACTCTAGGTTCAACACTGTATGTTGATGCACTATTTGGAGCAACAATCGGTTTTCCAGCAAGGATTTGATCCCAACCTGGTGCATCATCCGATTCTCTAAGAATTGTTGCTACTTTTGTACCTGAGTTGTATGTATTAACATAACCATACTGACCAGCGCCTTGTCCTGTTTTAATAAACACTCGCATACCTACATATGCGCTCGATGGTGCTGTTTCAGAACCTGCAAGTGTAATACTTGTAGTTGTTCCTGTTTGTGCAGTGTTTTCAGATTGTCTATAGTCTTCGCCAACTGTTAACATTCTAATTTCACTAATTGCATCGTCTCTGATTTCATCTGCTATAAAATCTTGATCATAACCAATTCCAGTAAAATCAAAAACATTATTTTTTGTAGTGTATGCAGTACCTGCATTTCTGTATTCAACTACTAATATATCTGAAGAATCTGTAAACACTCTTCCAACTTGAGCTTCATATGCTCTGTTATTAACTGTACCTGTGATAGGTGTTTCTGTACTATCAACCCCTTCAGCAACTGAACCAAAGTCACCGTAAGAGTTGTTACCATTTGTAGCACGAATCTTGCCACCATTTTCTGATAGATAACCAATATGGTTATAGTAACAGAATACAGATACAAGTTCTGCTCTTCCTAGGTTTGTTACCCAATAACCAATACCGTCGCTTAATACTTGTGTAAAGTCGTTAGCAACAATTGAATCATTACCACCAGCGTGTAGATCACCGTCTACTTTACATCCTACACATGCAGTACCAAATGTTGTAACGTTTTGTACATAAGGTGATCTTGTGTTAATCCATACTCTATCATCATTTGGACCCCAGCCTGGATCTAATGATGTGTAAGATCCTGCACTTGGTCTACTTGTTCCGTATGAATTTGCTGCACCTAGTGTACCTGTTAATCCTGCAATAGTACAGTTACGTAATCCGCAGCCGTCTCTTAAATAGAACATGTCTTGTTCTAAAGATCCATTAACTGCATTTACATAAAGTTTAGCTGCTGTTAATGCACGATAGTTACCTGTATAAATTAGATCATATTTAATAGCATCAATATATCTGTTTACATCTCTTGCACATTTTTCTGTATCATAGACATATGCAGGATATGTAGTTGCAATATATGCTAGTATTTCAGCTACAATAAATGTTCTATTTGCTTCAATACACTCTACAGCAAATGTATAATCTGTATGTGTTTGAGGTGTATTTGTTCCTGCTAGTGTTGGTGGCGATCCAGCTGCATTTAGTTCGTCATCTATATAATTGTATATATCAAGTACAATACTTTGTGCGGCTGTACCTGCTGCTGCTGCGCCTGCAGGGCGTGTTGTTACTTGTGATTCTGCGTTTCCTGCGTCTGCTGTAATTGCAACGTTTTGTGCAATATCGCCAATAATAACTCTTAGTCTATCAATAGCATCTAAACTGTAAGGAACATCTGCTGGTGCTACAAGAGATCCTGCAGGTTCTATTCTAGTTGAACGTAATTCGTCACCTACAACTGCTGTGCCTTCTGGAACAGACATTGGAAGAGTTTCTTTATACAATCCTGTTTTAACAAATATTGTGTTATTTGCTTTAATTTCTGCTGGAATATCTGTAGGTGCTTGATCATTTAACGCATCAATAATTATGTTAAGTAAATTATTAAGTGTACCTTGATCATCTGCTTTTTCTTTTAGTGTAGCATCAATTTGCTGTGTTATAGGTGTTACTACACCATTAGTTGTTTGATAATTAACTGCCGGTGCTGCGTTTGAAATCACTGCATCAATTAATTCTTTAAGGTATACTAAAGAAGCTGCTAATTGTTCATACTCGTCTTGGATTCCAACTACTAAACTTCCTCCGTTAAAGTATGAAAGAGCTGCTGCTCTAGTTCTAACGTTTCCGCCATGAGAAATGTCCCAAGCTAGTGCATCTGTAATTTGTCCAATATCTCTTATACATTTAACTTTGTCGTCTTGAGTAAATCCATCCCAGATATCTCCCGGAGTTGCGTTTGCAATTTGATAATCAACCCATTCTCCAATTTCTGCACCCATAAAGCTTCTATTAAGTTGTAATAATTGTTTTGTACCAGTGCTGTTGTGACCGTCTTCAACTCTTTCACATGCATAGCGTACAGAAGCAAATGGTTTATCTAGTGTATAACCATAATCGAGAGCGTTTGCGCCACCGTCAATACTTACATAGAATACATTATTAACTTTTCCAAATTCTGACCATGAAAGATTACTTCCATCAACTTTTAGTACTTCGCCGTCGTTACCAATAGGAAGACGTGCAGGACCTGCACCAGAATAATAAACAATGTCGCCGTCTGTTGTTAATACTGTAGTTTCAGCGCCGCCAACTAATTGGTTCCATACAGATCCAACTAAGTCTTGATCTGGTCTATTTTGCTCTACAGTTTCATCGGAAGTATGTTCTGAAATACATATATAACTTGAATTTGCATATCTTACTAGGTCTCCAGTATCATAATATGTGCCATCTGCCCAGTTGCCTTTCCAGTATTGTCCAGAATTTAATCTTTCCCATTCTATGCTTGGAGGTCTAGTTCCAACTACATCTGAAACACACAAATATGTGTATCCACCTACTCTTACTACATCGCCTACTTGATAGTTTGTTGCATTATTGTAGTCGCCTTCAAAATTAAATCCTGTTGAGAATAAATCCCAATCTGTTTGTCCTGGAGCAGTTGGTGTTGTACCTGTGTGATTAGTAATTGCTGCATATTGATATCCACCGTAGTTTACAATATCACCTGCTTGATATGCTGTAGCAATATTCCAGCTATCTTCAAATTCTAAACCTTCAACAAATTGTACCCAATTTGCAGAATCAACTGTAAAATCAGCAGCATCGGCAGTATGTCCTATGGTACTTAACCAAAGTCCGCCACCTTGTTTTACAACATCGTTTAGTTTATATCTTGTTGCTCCTGTCCAAGTGCCTTTATAATCAAAACCTAAATTTAGTGTATCCCATTTAGCAGAGTCGTCTTCTAAACCTAAAGTTGTTGTATTAGCACTAGTATGACCTTCAGTACATATGTACAAACCTGCGCCGTACTTTACAAGATCACCTACTTTATAATAAGTTGATATTGTCCAATCACTTTTCCAATCAAATGACGAAGTAGCAAAAACGTCCCATTTTGATTGATCAAGTTCGAGTGAACTTTGTGACATATGCCCTGTAATACATATATAAACACGAGCACCGTATTTTACTAAGTCTCCAATTTGGTACTGTGTACTAGCTAGCCAATTGTTTCTCCATGATTGGCCATCTGTCATCATTTCCCATTTATTAGTTGCTAAATCTAAATTAAAATCTGATAATGATGTGTGTCCTGTCACACAGATATACGTACGACCGTTTACTAAAACCACGTCGTCCACATAATAAATTGTAGAACTTACCCAATCGTTTTTCCAAACAAATCTAATTCTACCTAGTTTAAACTCTGCCATCGTTTACTCCAAAAGTTTGTATCGCGCTATACATATTTATTCTATTTCAATAAGAAGAGAGATGCAGTTAACATATCTCCTTGAACACCTTCTTCAAAATTAGTTATATTTTCAAAATTGACTACACCGCCGCTGCCGCCGATTTCATTAACATTCAATACTGTTATGTTACCTGCTAACAATCCGCTCACAACTAGGTCTGCACCACCACCGCCAATGAGTGATTCAATATAACCTTTAATTGCTTTTTGTGTCGGAACAACATTGTCTGAATTTGCTGCTAAATTAATATCTGTACTAAATTCTCTAACTACAGCATTTGTTCCGCCTAAGATTATACCACCAATTCTTAATTCAGTCAGTCCTGATAGTTCAAAGTCATCTGCGTTTAGTGTAATAACTCCAGTCGCCTGGTCTACCTTAAACAATTCTCCAACTCGGAAGTTACCATCTTGGTCAGTACTTGTGTAGAATACTCGTCCGCCACCTGCTGCTACTGCTTCACTTGGCTGGTCTGGATTATTGTCAGTAGTATATCCAAACAAATATCTAGCCGGATAATCTGTATCATCAAAACTACCAGTACCAATATCTAAGAAATCGTGTCCTGTTAGACGTACTTGTGAATAACTTTCTCTAATAGTAATGTCTGTCCCGTGTGCAGGTGATGTAATAGCCTTTAAATAAGGAGTTATTTTTAAACTTGCACTATAGTTAGGAGCACTACCTGTAACATTTAATACTTCAACAACACTATATAAATTATCATTTCCAGCAAATTCAAGGTTAGCACCCGGTCCTGGTAATAGAGTTAAATTTGAAACAACAATATCACCATCTGATGGATATTCGTCAGCATAACCAACACCAGATATTGTAGCAAGATATGCTGATTGATAACCCGTTCCTCTATTTGTCCACGTAGGTTGTGCTAGTACACCGTCTCCTATTCTAATAGTCCAACTACCGTCAGTTGTGTTATTAGGATCAATTATAGTAATATTTGGCGGTGATGCTGGATTGTATGTTGATCCTGGATCTATAATTCTAAATTCTCCTAAACCGCCACCGGAAATAAACAATCTAACAAATGCAGTATCGCCGCCTCCGATTGGTGCATCAACAATTACTCTAGGTTCAATTCTATATCTAGACGTAGAATCAGGAGCAACAATTGTTCTTCCAGTAACTACATGATCCCAACCATTGGAATCGTCTGATTCTTTTAAAACACCCATTATTTTTGTAGCATCGTCGTAAGTATCAATGTAGCCATACTGGCCTGCGCCTGCACCTGAAAGTATAATAATTCTCATACCTTGATATTCTGTTAGTGTGTTTTCGTCAGCACCTGATATTACAATGCCTCCAGCAATTGTGCCGCCGTCTTGTGCGTTACCTTCTACTTGTAAATAATTACTTCCTAGATTGTTATCTCCTTGACCGTCAAGTCTAATTTGGAAAATACCGCCGTCCTTAACATTAGGAGATGCTACTGCTGCACCAGTACCTGCGCCTGTAAATGTATATGTAGTTGTGTTATCGTACGCTTGTCCAGCGTTGGTATATTGTAATGCTAAGATTTCGTTACCGTCAGTTAATATTTCACTAACAATTGCTTCTCCGGATCGGTTGTTAACTGTTGCTGTAATTGGTGTTTCGTTTGCATCAACGCCTTCAGCAGATGATCCAAAATCTCCGTAAGAGTTGTTGCCGTTTGTTCCTCTAATTTTGCCACCGTTTTCTGCCAAATACCCAACATGATTATAATATGTAAATACTGAAACAAGTTCAGCTCTAGCATTATTTGTTACCCAAACACCAATTCCGTCACTTATAACTTGTGTAAAGTCGTTAGCAACAATTGAATCATTGCCGCCATTGTGCAAATTACCATCAACTTTTAAACCAGTAACTGATGTTCCAAATGTTGTACAGTTTTGAACATATGGAGATCTTGTTTTAATCCATACATCTTCGTCATTAGGACCTTGACCAGGGTCAAGACTTACAAAACATGCGTCTGTTAAAGGGCGTTTTGTAAAATATTGATTTGGTGGGGTCTGGGTGTCAAACATTCCGGACATTGTTAAGTTTCTTATGCCACTACCGTCTCTTACTCTAAACATAGTTGAAGCTTCATATCCTTCTGCTGGTTGTACTTCAACAGCTCTTAATTCGTCTCCTATAATAGCAGTTCCAGCTGGAACTACAATAGGTAGTTGTTCTTTATAGACACCTGTTGAAACAAACACAGAAACATCTTGGACTCTTTGCGATTTAAAGTCATATGTTATTCCACTAGCTTCAACTGTTTCGTCTTTGAAAGAGCTAAACTGTCTAAGTAATTCATTGTGTAATTGCAAAGCGGCTGCTTCGTATCCTGCTAGTATAGTATCATTTTCGCTTTCATTAGTAACATACTTACGCCAGTATTGACTCCAAGCACTAGCATCTGATGATTGGATTGCTCCGTTACCGGTGATATCTCCAAATGCAAACCCTGTGTCAGGATTTGTTGATTCTAGAATTCCTCTAATAACTGTTGCATCAGGAGTAGGATTACTTAATGCAATTGCTATTAATAAGTTTCCAAGATCATTGCCGTCAAACTCGTCAATATAATTCCTATTATTTAAAATATGGTCACATGCAAATCTTATAGTTTTAAATGGACTGTTTATACTTGTGCCTCCACCATTTAAAGCACTATCTAGTCCTGTTGATGCAGAAACATAATATACATCAGGAACATAATCAAAGTCTGCCCATTCAAGTTGCGTCCCGTTTAAACTAGAAAGTATTTGTCCAGAATTTCCTCTTGCAAATCTTTGTTTGTTTAATGTGCCAGCGTCATTAATATAAGTTATCATGTCGCCTCTAGTTGTCATTACGTTAGTTGTTGCACCTTCAACATGTAGAGACCATGTTGCATCTAACCCTGGAGTATTTGAACCTGTTGCTAAGTGTTTTCCATTAGAAATATAAGTGTTAGAACCATAAGTTGCTAAATCTTCTATTTTGTATTCTCTTCCCTCGGACCATTGTCCTCTCCATTGGCGTCCAGGAACTACTACTTTCCAGTGTGTTGGGCTTGGAGGTTCTATTAAATTATCGTTATCTAAAATTGCTACATACAAGTAACCACTGTGTCTTACAAGATCGCCAACACGATATTCTCTTGTGCTATCAAATGAATAATCTTGGGCAAAGTTGTAGTTTTCACTAACCTGCTGCCAAGTTGCACTATCTGTTGCTTCTGGTCGTGTGTTTATGTTAGATAATTTTGCTCTATACTGATATCCACCATATGATATAACATCACCTATTTGATAGAAAACTCCGCCTGTCCAAGCGTTGTCCCATTCTAACCCATCTAAGTATAACGACCAATTTGAGTAATCATCAGCAAAAGTTGTAGAAACGTGTTGTGTTTCGCACTTCCATATACTAGCTCCTACTTTTACAAGATCAAATATTTTGTAGTTAACATTAGTTGTCCAATCTTGTAAATGATTTACTTGTTGAAATGTAACTTCCCATTTGTTTAGATCAGCTTCAATTCCTTCTAATACTGTAGCAGCACTAGTATGTGCTTCAATACAACGGTATACAGTACCATTATTTCTTACAACATCATTAACAATGTATCTAGCTTCGTTAATCCAGTTGCCTCTCCAGTTGTCTACATAGGCAATGAGTTTCCAATGTAATATATCTGCTTCTAATCCGTTTACTATATCAGCTTCACTGGTATGTTTGTTTATACATTGATAGATATTACCATTATATGTTACAATGTCGTTTTGATTGTATATTATACCGGTTTGCCAGTCGTTTTTATAAACAGAGCCTGTGTTTTGTTTTTCCCAATGTATTTCACTAGTAAAGTCTATATCATTACCCATTCCGGTATGATATTCACAATAGTAATATAATGCTGTAGCATCTTTAGCAACATCTATTCTTACTTCTCTATATGTTGCTGTATTAAATCCCGAAACATATTGATCAGCAGTAACAGGTGCTTTGTCTAGATAATATCTTACTCCATCTAGATATCTAAATCCACTATTAACAAGTGTTCCGTTTTCTAATTGACTAAAGTGTAAAGGATGCGGGTTTGGAGTAGATCCGTTGGCATTTGGAAAGTAAACATTAGATTCATCATCTTGGTTAAAGACATAAGTTATACCTTTTCTTAGATACATTGTAGGATTGTCTCGGCCGTTTAATCTATAAATGTTTCCAGTATCTCCAGCATTACGTGCAACGGTAACAATTACTTCTTGATCGAGTACGCCAAAATCTGCTTCAAATTCTGATTGTGAAGTATGGCCATTTTTACATACAAAAGTAGAACCTCTATGTTGTACAATGTCATCCTTAGTATAACCCGTGGCAGGAGCCCATGCACCTTTCCACTTAAAGCGTATTCTATCTAATTTAAAATTTGCCATTTTTCTTTCCTATGCTTTATTCAATGCCACTTGAAGACGATCCGTCATCATATACATGTTTTTTGTTTACACTTGCAACTAACTCGCCGTCACTGTTAATATAATACCAAATATTTTTATCTGCCCAACGATACTGCTCATAATTAAGATTGCTATAAACAATTTCGTGTTCTACATTTCTACCTTCGTAGAAATCTGAACCTTCTTCAAAATCATCAAAATCGTTTGAGTTATCTCCAGGCTTGTTAATTTGAATTTCTGCGTTTGCACCTTGACCTAGCTGATCCATTTTACCCAAGAACAACTCTCCTTGGTCTGTTCTACGTAGTCCGTAAAAGAATCTGTCTTTTAAAGCTGCTACTATTCCGTCTGCTGTTTCACCCACATAATTCATAATCTTATTCCTTATACAATGTTAACATAACTTACAATTGCATCAACTGCATTATCTTGATCTGCTACAAAATACAACTGATTACTGTTTGCTAAAATTAATTTTTCACCACCATTTAATGCCCTTAGACTTGTGTTTGGCGGTATTACTACGTCTTTTATAAAATAGCCTTCAACACTGGTATCGTCATGAACTAGTACGCTCATATTAACTACGTTGTCTGTTAAGTTTGCAAAACTCATACCAACTACTGTAGCTGTTGTGGCGCTATCTGTTTCGATTGCAAGTATAGGTATTGCTCCTACTTCTTTTACTACTTTATTTTTAAACTGTGTTGCCATCTTATTATCCTAAACTTAAAACAATTTCTAATGCTATATCTTCTGCTGCTGTAAGTGTAATCGAACCCGAAGCACCTGCAACTGACACCCAACTAAACCCGTCATATATTTCCAAATACCTTTGTTGTGTGTTATATCTTACCATTCCAGTTTCTCTATTAGCAGTTGCAGGTCTTTCGTTGTTAGTACCTACAGGAACAACAAAGCCGTTTGTGCCTGCAATCTTAACATATCCAAAACCGGTTTGTGTAAAGTTCATTACACCGTCAACTGCTCTGTTTGTAATAGTAGAATCTTTAAAAGCAAGATCATCTATAACAACTTCGCCAGTACCGTTTGCAGATAGAATTAAATCAGTGTTTAAAGTTTCTGTTGTTATAGTGTTTCCATCTATCGAAATGTCGTCAACTTCAACTCTTGGTGTCTCTAATTTATTTGCATCAATTGTAGTTATTACATTGTTATTTACATAAAAACGAATGGTACTGTCGTTTGCACCAGGTGTTAATTCAGCAGTTATTTTAGTATCCAAATCTAAATCGTATACGCCGTTTAGTGCAGTCCAGTTACCATCATATCCTTCAAACAAACTAGTATCTGTGTTGTAACGAATCATACCAGTTGCTGGTGTAGGACGACTTGCTGTGCTGCCTTTTGGTAGTTGTAATGCACTAGTAGAATCTATTCTAACAGTACCGCTGTCTGCATCTAAGTTAATATCTCCACTTAAACTTTCGATAGTATTTCCACTAATACGTAGATTTCCTGTGTCAATTTTATCACCAGTAATAGTAGTTGTATTTCCGCCTGTATTGATAGTAATACCACTAGTAGTATCAATATTAAATTCAGAACTTGTAAAGTCTACAGTACCAGTTGCTTGATTAATATAAAATAAATCGCCTACTCTAAAATCACCTTTATGGTCAACTGAACTATATCTAACTTTTGCATCATTAAGTTCTACAACTTCGTTTGCTTGTATTACATTTGTTTCGTCGTTATCTGATAATTTACCTGTACCTACATATGCTAAGTTTTGACTCATCAAATACATTAGTACGCCCGGTCCGTCACCTACAACACCATAGTTACCATATACACAAGCACTGGCAATAGAACGAACTTCGCCACCAAAGTCTGTAGTGTTAGCTAGTGTAACATAGTTAGCTGTTGCACCTCCACTAAACTGTATGTCTTGTGAATTTAAAGTATCATCTACAAAAGTAGTTGAAGTGTTTGTACCATTAAAATGTAATAATAATACTGTGTCTAAATCACTAGTAAATTCTGATGTTGGTGTTACAAAGCCCGCTGTGTATCTAGCAATATCTTTCGAAATTCTTACTTCGTCAACGTATCCTGTAAATCCATCAGTAACTCCGTATGTGTTACCAATTACAAGAGGTTTAGCTACACCGTAGTTTACTGTATCTGCATATGTTCCTTGGCTTACACCTCCAAGATACAATGTTGTTGTGCCGCTGTTTCTTACTAATGCTATGTGATTCCATGCATTTTGTGTTACTGCTGTTGCGCCTTGTATTTCAATTGCGCCACTTGTTTGAAAATAAACATAATCGTTAACATCTATACCAATAAGAACTGCATCATCATTTGCTGCGGCAGCTCTAAAGTCAAACAATACTCTTGCATTTCCGGTATTTGTAGGATAGAACCATCCTTCTACAGTAAAATCTCCTGTTTCAAATCCAAAATCATCTTGCGATGTTAAAGAAACATAATCACCTGTACCGTCTAATGCTAAACTAGCAGTTCCAAACTTTTTAATTGTTGTGTTTAACTGTGCATTGTCAACTGCTGTGGCAGTTTTTCCGCCTCTTTCACCTGCTGTTTCTAGCCCAGTTAAGTTTCCAGAAACATAAAATTTTCCGTCTGTATCTACACTGTCAATAGTTCCTGTAGCAAGTACTGTTACACCGTCTGTATCATAATATGTAAATGTTTCTCCTGCAAGATACGTACCTGTTACACTATCTACGCGAACTGATGTTTTACCTGTACCTTTTAGTCCTGTTGCTCCGTCAACTGCGTACAATCCTCTGTTGGCAAAATATGTAAAGCAATTTAACCACTCTACTCTAGTACCGTTTGTAATTGTTAAAGCATCTACTCCTGGAGTAATAAAAGTTACAGAGTGGAATAAGCAACCTGCTTCTCTTGATGCAGAGTTTGCTACACTGCCGTCTAAGTATGCGCCACCGCCAGCATCGCCTTCATCAAAACCTCTTGGATCTGCACCACTTGTAACTGAGCCTTGTGTAATTACTGATACGTTTCTTACGTACGGTGAACGAGATGTTACAGTGTACCCGTTTGCAAATTCAAATGCATATCCTGGTGCATAAAAATCTGCAATAGTTAGATCTTCAATGGTAACTTCGCCATTTAATAAAAATGCACTGTTTGTATTTGTTAATGTTGTTGGAATAATTTTGACACTTCTTAAACTATGTCCTTTGATTGTTACTCCTGCTGGAACAGTTAATGGAAAGATTTCTGTATACACGCCTGGATAAATGTGTATAGTATCTCCTGCTGTTGCAGAAGTTAATGCTTGTCTAACAGTTGCATAAGGATCATTTGGATGATCACCGGTGTATGTATCTTGCCCATTTTCTGCAACATACCATATGTTACCCTGTCTTAAAGAAAGATCAACTCCTCCTGCTGTAATGTTAGTTGTTGTAATAGAGTCGGCATATAATGAATTAGTCCATACTTCTGCCCAAGCCTTACCTCCAAGATTTGGATCACTACCTAAATCATAAGTATTATCTGCATCTGGAATAATATCACTAGCAATTTCTGCATTAAACGTAACATTGTCTGTGTTTGCATCACCAATAGTAATATTACCATCAGCTGTAATATCTCCGGTTGCATGTATATTACCAGTAACATTTGTGTCAGCAAATATTTCTACAGTTCCTGTACCATTTGGTGCAAGTTCAATATTTGCGTTTGTAGTATTAGTGCTTATAATATTGTTTTGTATATCAAAACTATCAACAGTTAGTCTATTTTGGTAGACAACATTATCATTTGTACCTAATATAAGTGTGTTTGCAGTTGTAGAAATGTTATTGCCTAAAAAATTAATTTGGGCAATGTCTGCTTCTGTTGTAACTTAAGATTAGTTGTTTTTGTTGTGCCACTTACGTCTAAATCATGTTGAGGCGTAGCATTGTTGATACCAACTCTGGCATTATTAACATCTAAGTATAAAAGGTCGTTCTCAAAAGCTAGATCAACCCCTTCCCTCAGAAGGTTAGCTTTTAAGAGCGGACCACTAATTCGACCAATAGCCATCTCTTCTCCTCAACACGGGGATCCTGTCCCTCTAACCAAATTCTCAGCTTGCGCTCTTTGCTGGTTAACCACAGTTTGACCCTGCAGGCATTGGTCGTACGCTGCATTAATAGTATTTATCAGAAATATTAATTAACCAAGGATAACAGTATATAGTGTAACTAAATCGTCAATGTCGTCTGCGGAAACTGAGCCACCACCTCCAGCAGCTCTTTGCCAGGAAAATCCGTCCCATGTTTCTAGTTGGTTGTCATCTGTGTTGTATCTAATTTCGCCAGTTTCTGGATTTCCTCGTCTGCTAGTGCTAGGACCGAGTGGTATAACGACACCGTATGTTCCGTCAAACTTAACATAACCTGCGCCAGTATTTTCAAGTATCAATTTATTGTTAGTTTGATTTTCAATAGAATCGCCTTGTATTTTTAAATCAAATACACTTACTGCATTTGTAGGTGTTGCTCTTTCTAAATTTAAATCTTGATTAGAAAGTGTCACAATAGAGTTATTATCGAAAAGAATATCGCCTGATGATAACCCGTGTAAGTTTGTACTATCACTATCAATAGTTCCTACTTGTGAACCGTCAACTCTAAATATTAAAGTATTGTTAGTGTCGTGTGCATCTACACTAGTTAATCTGTCTGCAGAATAAACGCCACCAAAACTTAAATTACCTGTTGAATATCCTTCAAATAAATTTGAATCTGTATTAAATCTAATATCACCTGCAAGATTGTTACGCTGGTTATCTGTCCCTCTACTAATAACTAATCCTGGATTATTGTCAGTATTAAAAACATCTGTTACAGGACTTAAATTTAAATCTCCATCAATTGTTGTTATTGTATTTCCAGAAATTCTTATATTGCCTGTGTCTACTTTTGTCCCGTCAATAAAGGTTCTGTCAACTCCATTTCTAACAATAATGGATCCTATGCCACTAAAGTCAACATTGTTAGCATCAATACTAGTTGAACCTGTTTCAAAGTCTACATAAAACGTATCACCTACTTTAAAAGTTCCGTCAGCGTCTGTTGCCGTATAATGTATTTTTCCAGAGTTTAACTCAACTGCTTCATTTTCATGTATTACCAATGTACTATCATTTGATGAATCTAATGCTGAACCAATATATGCAAAGTTATGTCCTATTAGATACATTAATGTATCTACGCCATTTGCTACGGCACCATAATTACCATATATATTAGCACTTCCAATTGAACGTAATTCTGCACCAAATCTTGTTCCATTACTACCTAAGCCGTTAACTCCTTGGGTTGCATAAAATCCTCTATTTGCAAAGTATGTAAATGAGTTTAACCATTCTACTCTTACACCATTTGTCATTGTAATTGTATCGACACCTGGTGTAATAAAGGTACAGCTATGAAATAACATACTACCTTCTAGTGTAGCACTATCTAATACGCCGCCGTCAATATATGCGCCACCACCTGGAACTGTACCAGCAGTTACTAAGAGACCATCTAGTATATCTGTCGGATTAGTAACTTCTGTACTAGCACTTCCGCCGTCAAAAGTATCTGTAATTACGCCGCCTGTAGCATCACCAGCATCGTAAATATCTGTTACAGGTGCGTATGTAAGACTACCTTGTGTAATTACAGTTACGTTTCTAATGTACGGAGACCTTTCTGATATAATTGCTCCGTTTTGAAATACAAATGCATATCCTGGTGCATAAAAATCTTTAACGGTTATATTTTCTATAGTAGTGTTGTGTGTTAATTCAAATGCATTATTAGTACTAGTTGAACTTGTCGGTTTAATTATAACGTTTCTTAAATCTTCGCCGCTAATTGAAACATTTTCAGGTACAACTAATGGAAATTCTTCTTCGTAAATGCCCGGATAAATGTGTATAGTTACTGGACCTAGTGTACTTGCATCCATTACATCAAGTGCATGTTTTAATGTACGAAATGCACCATGTTGATGATCTCCAACGTTAGTATCATCACCTAGTGTACTAACGTAATAAATGTTTCCTTGGCGTCTGTCTATATTTGCATTATCGTTAGATGTAATTAGTTGATTAACAACAATATTTTGAGGGTTAACTGTATGAGTATGTATAGTTCCCCAATTTTTTAATTGCGATCCTAGATTAGAAACATTGTCTACATCAGGAACAATGTGGCTTTGAATATCAGCATTAAAATCTATACTATCTTCGTCACTGTCACCTAATGTAATATTTCCTTGGAATGTAATATCTCCAGTAGCGTGTAAATCTCCAGTAATATTCCAATTACTATGAATATTCAAAGTTCCATTGCCGTCTGGACGTAATTCTAAATTTGTATTAGGAGTTGTTGTACTAATAGTATTGAAATCAATTTTTATATCATTAGTAGAAATTGCTGTAGCAAAAATATTTGATGCTGCACTTAAATTAATATCTCCGTTACCTTGATATATTCTGCTAGTATCAATAGTCCATTGATCTATAGTTGCATATGTATCTAGTAATAAGTTTGTTGTTCTAATGCTAGTAGGAGTTTCTACTTCAAAGTTTGGATTTTCTAAATTAAAACCAATTTTAGAATTGTTAACATCAAGGTGTATGACAGGATTACCTACAGACTGTAGGTTGTTAGAATTGTAAAATTTTAAATCAACTCCTTGGCGTAGTAGATTATCTTTAAGTACGCCACCGCCTATACGGCCGTTTTTTGGTTCAGGCATTTCTTACTCCCTTGACAATGTATTTATTTGTCAAAGTTATGAATAACTGTTACGTCTTTTCCTAAAGGAACAGCAGAATTAAATCTTACATATTGCCCAGTAAGTCTAACAGTTCCATCGCCTGTAGGTACAACTGCGCCGCCTTGTAAATCAGCAGTAAACACTACATCTACGGTATTACTTGCCGCACCTAATAGTGTAAAGTCAGTTGTTCCTAAAGATGTAATTTTATATTCTACACCGTCTTGTATAGTTGTTGCAATTGCTTCCGAACCTGGGTCAGAAGCAGGTGGGTTTTGTATTAGTGTATAGTTAGTTGTTGCAAGTTGAAATACATTTTCAATTAAAACAATTACATGTTCAGCAGCATGTGCTGTTGGGTAATCTGGATCGTTACTGTTTAACGGTCCAAAAATTGTAGAAGTTGCATCACCTGTTCCTGGTGTTTGTTGGTGAATACCAGGATTTCTGTTTGGTTCTTTGAATCTAATGTTGCGCCATGCACTGTTTTGATATGCTTCAAGTTCATTAGTTGTAGTATTATATCTAATTTGTCCGTTAGTTGCGCCAGTAATTACGCCTGCTTCACCTGGGCGTTGCCCTTCTGTACCTACTGGAACAACCATAGCACGTTCGCTATCAACAACAACTTGATTGTCAATATCGTATTGTACACCTTTTCCAGTAATACTTCTTAGATTTGTTGTTTGGCGTTTAATTAGTCTCATTTATTATACTTCCAAATAACTTACTGTTGCTGCTAAATTTGTATATCCGTAAAGTTTTACAGTACCAGTTCCGTCTGATACTCCACCGTTGCGTGAAGCAACAAATGTTGTTCCAGGGTTATTATCAACTGAACCAAATGTAGTAAAATCACTAGTTCCTGCGGCTTGTATTTCATATTCTCTGCCACGTTTAATATCTGTTGCAACAGTATCGTTTGGAACAATTGCAGGTTGTGCAGCAAATACTATTCTATCACCTTCTTGTAAAATAATTTTTTCATTATCAAATGTAAATGTTTCTGCTGCTGGTAATTCTAAATTGTTTATTACTCTAGTTTGGAAGTTGTCAATTTCTTCACCTTGTGGTACTAGGTGCATATCAAATTGTGCTGTAGCTGCACCGTTATTACAAACTAGAATGTTTGTAATTGCATAAGATTTTCCTTCAGGTACTGCGCCAGTATACGGTAGAGCATTATCACCTAATGGATCAATTATGTTTACATATTCGTTGTTTTTGAGTTGTGCATTTACTATAGCCATTTTTAATCCTTAAAATATCATGCTAAACAGCAATGATCTATTTTTACTTATTATTTCATCTCTATCATTGTTTTTGTTAACGAAAAACAATCCTGATTTGCCAGTTGACGGTTCTCTTGACATTATTTTAATACTACTTGTAGGAGTAATTACTGAATCTAATGCAATAGGATCTGGATCGTTTGAAATTTCTAAAGTATCATTAATTCTTACAGTACCTGTTCCTGAAGAACTTAATACTAAATCAGTATTACTAGTAGTTGTTTCAATTTGTGTTCCAACAAATCTTAGTTCATCAAATTCCCATCTATCTGCATATAGCTGTGAAACTGGAACAGCATCAATTGAAAATGTAATTACACTTGGATTTCCAGTATTTTCTTCATCGTCAATTGTGATACTAGTTACACTAGTTGTACCATCACCGATCTGACGTAAGAAAACGTTTGCAAAGTTATAATCAACCCAATCAACTAGAGCTTGTGTGTTTGGAATACCGTCAGGTTCTAAAACTGTTCCTGTTATATTTCCTGCCAAGTCATATCCAAAAATTCTTTTTTCATAATCATTAGCACTTTGTCCTATAGCAACTTGTGCAACGCCGTTACCTCCGTCAAAGTTAAATGTAAGATCGCCGCCGCCTGTTGATATTTCATCTGTTCTTAATGCAACTAATGAATTATTATTGTCGTACATTATAAACGAAGAAGTATCTTCGTCATAGCCAAAATATGCATCTGGCAATTGTCCTCTGTTTATACGTATACCAGAAAATCTATCTGTACCTTGAATACCTGCGGCTGTGTCGTCGCCTTTGTTTAATTCAATAACTCTATCTTCAACAATAAGTTCTGTTGTTTGTAGATCAGTACTTTCTCCTTGAACTACTAAATTGCCGGTAATGTAAACAGTTCCTTGATTAAATCCTGTATTCAGCGTGATTTCTCCGCCGTCTTGGACAGATATTTTATAATCACCGTTTGGTACATTTACAAATTTTGACATTCTTAATTCCTTAATAAAGTAGGGGATTGCTCCCCTACTAAACGTTTATTAGCCGTCACCTTCAGTATCGTCAGCACCGTCTAGAGTATCATCTGCTGTACCAAGAGTTGCGTCAACACCTGCGCCTACGCCTGTACCTGCTTCTTCAACTGCTACTGTATCACCAGTACCTGTGAAGTCCCAGTTAATTTTAGAACCGTTGTCCATTGTTACCATACGTCCTGAAATTTTAATAACTTGACGTGCAGTACCACCGTCATCAACAACAATTGACATTTCACCTTCTAGTAAATCAGCTGATGCTTTATCAACTAGTTTACACAAACCGGTTTCTGTACCACCTGCGTTTGAAACATTAAAACGTTTTGAGCCTTTTTGGTTTACAATGTAACCTGGAACTGAACCGTTACCATTATTAAATTGAACTTTAATTTCGTTGCCGCCTGCTGTAGGTACTCCGAAATATCTTTTATTAATTGGTCTTCCCATTTGTTTTCTCCTTATTAGAAGTCCGATGCGGGTTCTAGCCGCTACGCTGTGGGTACAGCATAAGTCCGCCTTGCGGCACACTATCTGACACAAGTATTTATCACAAATAGAAAAAGGCCCTACCAGTAAGTATGATAGAGCCTTTAAAATTAAGGGTGGGTGAAGGACTTGGGTTTACCTCCAACTAAGCGCCTAGATACCTTTCATCGTTAACACTTAGAACCTTGCTCTGTCTAGTATGACAGTGAGCGCACTGCTTGTCTCCAAACTCTACGCCGGGCACTACCCCTAACAAGTGCGCTTATCCTCTCTAGAAACAGGATTATTAGCGCCAACCCATATAACAACGTCTTGTTATAGTATTAATATAACATCTTTAAGACAAATGTCAACCACTTTTTTACATTTTTTTAAATTATTTTTTCTCTGCAGGAAAAACGTAGTTTGGGTTACCGTAGTATGGTGGGCGATATACATCACGACCGTCACCTTGTGCGGCAAAGTTACCCGAAGTGTTGCCGTTGCCAGCAAAGTCACCTGCTGTACGACCTTTACCTGAGAAGCTCATAGTGAATGTTGCTTCACCTTCTGCGTTGCCGTTACCTACTACTTCTCCGTTTGCATTGCCAGCGCCATTGCCTGCTGACTGTCCGTCATTAAAAAATGCGAATGCTGTTGTTGCGTTTAATACTAATGCTAATGCGATAATCTTTTTCATTTTAAATTTCCTCCTTTCTCGGTTTAAACTGAATGTGCATATCTGTTAGATATGGATCGCAACCTTTATC